CATGGCGGCAATCCTGGCCTCGTACTCTTCCGTCACGACGTCGAGCCCCCGCCAGACGCCCGCACCGTAAATGACCACGCAGACGAGGACAGCCCAGAGCCACGAAGGAATCTTACTCAGCACAGCTCACCCCCGGCCCCCAGCCCGCCCGGATGTAAGCGTGCTGGTATTCGATGATGCGCGAGACGTACCTGCGGTTTTCCCGGATCGCGCTTGCTTTGCGGCCCGCATTTACGGTTTCGACGTGTCTGAACCAGCGATCCGGATCGAGCCCCTTCTTTGCGGCGAGGTTCCGGTCACGGTTCACCCAGCCCGCACCGCCGTTATACCCCGAGAGGGTGAAAGCCATTCGGTCACAGGGGGCAAGGCTTTTCCCGGCGCTCATGGCGCTCATGCGATCCCAAAGGTATTTGTCATAGACGACGCACGCTCGGAGCGACCACGCCGGATTGAACGGCTGCGGCCTGCCGACTTCCGGCGCAACGGTGGGAAGCCACCGGGCCGTCGACGGGATAAACTGCGCCAGCCCTTGCGCGTTCGCCGCCGACACAGTGTCATTCCGCCACCACGACTCGGTGTGTATCTGAGCGGCGAAGACAGACACCGGGGCATTCAATCCCCATGCGGCGCGGGCTTCGCGGATCAGCGTCGCCCGGTGCTGGAGCGCGGCGCGGGGTATCTGGATTTCGGCGGCCTCGGCGTCGCCAGCAAAAAAGGCGAGCAGGCCAAACAGCACCGATACGACGATGGCCGCGCCCACGGCGAACGCGACTCCCACGCAAAACGCCTCGGCGCAGGAGGAAAGGAGCTTTTGCGGATCGATACGCATGATCACAGCCCCAGACACATGCCGAGGATCACCATGCCCACCATGATCCCGCGCCGGATGGTGGCTACGGTGAAGGCGCGGAGATACCCGGCGCATATCTCAAAATCAACTTCATCATCTCCGCCGTCGGCATCGGGATCGCGGAGCCAGTCCTTTTTCAGATACCCCGACGGTCGGGCATAGGGGAAAATGGCCCGGTCGATCCACACGCCGATGCACGCGGCGAAGGATACGAGCCCGGCTTTGTACGCGATGACCGGAAGCTGCTGCGGGGAAATGACGGCAAGGAAAGCGAGGATCAGGACGGTGACGAGGCCGCACAGGGCAAGCCAGCGGCGGGCGGAAAAAAGACGTTTGAACATAAAGAAAACCTCCATGTGTTTCCTTCACAGTAGAAGAAACACATGGAGGCGTCTTTGAAAGGGCTTTAGGAAAACGGCTACAAACCGGGGAACCGCAATTGCCCGCTCCCCCGGCGGGCGCGCTCGGCTTTCAGGATGGCATATACCCGCTGCTGTGTGAGGCCGTACTTTTGAGCAAGCTCCGCGATATTGTTCCCGGTGAACTCCCGGTACAACGTGGCGTCGCGCTTGCGGAACCGGGCGGCGAGGTTCTTGGGGATATAGACTGACGAACCGCCCCAATCCTCGGCGAGCATATCGGCGACCCGCCGCCCGAACTCGCGGGCCTCCTCGTCATTGACGGCGGGAAGGCCGGAACGGGCCATGCCCGCAACCCGCGCGGCGACGCCGTCGAGGAGCTCGGCGTACATCTCGGCCATATGCATATCCTCCACAGATAAGGGGTTCCGAGGAGAACATACACAAAATTTCAATGGTTGGGGAAAAATTACACTTTTCGCCCGATCCGCCGGGAAAGGTGTAATCGAAAAACCGGAAAAGCCACAAAAAAAGCCGCCCGAAGGCGGCGATGCGGGGGCTACGCTGCTACCGGGGCCTGAGCCGCCAAGAAGCCGAAGCGCCTTTTCAGGCGGTACACCACATGGCGGCTTACGCCGAGAATCCCTCCCGCCTCACGCTGCGTACAGCCTTCCTCAAGCAAGGCAAGGGCTGCATCGGCCAAAGCCGCGCGGGAACCGGCAAGCCGAAAAGCCGCCTCAAGACGCCCGCGCGCGGCGGCTTCCCCGTCGTTCATCCGGCGCAGCCGTTCCTCCATAGCGTCGAAGGCGGCGATATAGGCCAGCTTGAACTCAAGCGCCTTCGGCCCGGAAAACCCCATCACGAGAAGCACAAAACCATTCTTGGTCATAAGGTATATGGGGTGTTCTTTGTTTTGGACATTCCGATATGTGCCAAGCACAAAGTTTGATCTGGCAAAAGACTTTAAGGACTCCCCACTTTTGGGGAGTCCTCCCTTTCCATTCGGCTCTGTTCTGAGCAGACCACGGATATCACGAAGCACATGATCATGCCTCTTGCCAAAGTAGCTGGCAACATCCAGCGACGAGGCCACCGGGCGGCCCCTGTCCACTGACACCACGGGAAGAAGAGAGAATTGATTCATGGCGTACCTCATTGAATATTGTTTCCGCCGGGAACAACAAGCCGTCAATGAGTGCGGCAGGGAGTATTTCCCTTACGGGTATTCTATTCGGCCCATTCCCGGCGGCACGTGGATCTCACGTCTGAGATCGAAATGACCGTACACCATCTTTTCTAAAAAAGGAAAAAACCGAAAAAAGTGTAATAAAGTTACAGAATCTGCAATAGGAAAACCGAATCTACGGTAAAGACAAGCCGTTTGCTTATCTTTTTTGAACCAGTCTTAACGGCTTCTATGATCACGAAAGGTGTAATCGAAAAATAAAAAATAGGGCAAAAGAGAGAGCCCGAGAGCAAAACACTAAAGGAGCCGTCATGTCCCGTAGTACTTTAACGCTTGCCTCTTCTCTCTTGCTTGCCTTTACCCCATCCATCTCTCCGGCGGACGCCGTACTGGATGCCGAACAGATCCTTTCTCTCTTGCCTGCTGACATGCCCGACGAACAGAAAAACGCGCTTGTCCTATCGGCAAGCATACTGCTTACGGCAAACCCCAACCTTCCGCCGCATGACGCGGTGGGGGACGCCATGCAACTATGGGAAATCATATCTGAATAATATTTACCAAAGTCCCGCCTGCTGACACGGGGACTTTACAAACATATTCTCATTTCCCTGTAACCTTTCAACACGTTTCGCTCTCGTGCATTCCCACTGATCCACCGGATACATCTTGTCCCACGCATCCATGAGCTGCGTCTGCTGGCGGCTCATCTTGTAGCGCGGGCCATACGCCTCGGCCATATATTTATAGGTACGGGCGATCTGCCCACGCGCACGCACGGGCGGCTCGGCCTTTCTGTCCGCAATCTTCATCTCGCAGGAGCCGAAGTCCGGCTTTTTCCCCGGCAACATCTGAAAGTTGTAATTCTGGCGTAGGGCATTCACCGCGCCGATGGCCGGATACAGGTTGTACATGTCCGCCTGCATGTACCGATAGTCTTTATTGACCTTCTCGGCGCACTTGCGGCCCTTGAAGGCTTTCCCACGATTATCGACACACTGAGCGTCACCCTCGCGCCATTCCGCAAACGTCTGTCCAAAGTTCTCGGCGGGAACGACGTGCTCCCATTCCACCTTTCCGGCCCGTTTCTCATGTTTCGAGACCGTGAATCCTTCCGGCAACGTGACGTTCTTCTTTTCGTCGAACGTGGCTCCGCAATAAAGCGTAACCCGATGATCGTAATAGACCTGTTGCTCCAGCGTCTTCTTTGCCTTGTTGAACGAATCGTTCCACACGTTCCCGTCCGCAAAGGCAACGGAAGGTAAGACAAAAAGCAGTGCCGCCAGTAACAATCTTTTCATAGCCATCCTCTCCTATTCTCCATTTCTCACCACCGCCCCCAGATTTCCCATACCAGAAACGCCAGCACCGGGAACCACAGCCGTATCTAAAACTGAAATCAGAAACTCTCCTTTTGCGCTTTCATATCTCCCCTCATCTTCAATAAAGCCTTTTTGGGGGCTAAAAAACGTACATATATAAATTCATTGCTAACTTCGATCTCTACCCCTCTTAAATTCGAGGAAACCTTCTGAATAAAATCACTAAAGCCAGAACTTTTTTTCGCAACCGATTTAAGGGAATCGCTATCCACAAAAGTATATGTCAATCCATTACCCTCATTGAGGGCCGATGCTTCAAATTGGGCAAATGCATTTTGGGCTTCCGTCTGTCCTTTGGCTCGAACTTCGGCTATTAAATCAAAGTACCGACTACCAGATTGCATCACTATCGGAAGAAAATTATTCCCTGAAACGGCTCCGACAGTTCTCGTATAAAGAGATTCGGTCAAATCATTGACAAGGGCTACCATAACAAGCCGATCTCCTTCAAATATAAAAAGTTGCTCCCAATCTGGAGCTCCGGCAAACGGCTGTGAGGAAAGACAGAGAGCTCCTTCCCCCGCTTCTTCACAGGGCTGTATTCCGTTTTTCTTTTGAATATCCGCCTTACTCTGCCCGTAATAAAATTCTTTAAAAAGCGGAACAGTGTCTTCGGTGAAGGCTACGCTCGGTATGACCAACATCAGCAAGAGTGCAACAACCAGTCTTTTCATAACATCCTCCTTTATAGTTACTGCTTTTTATTCATTGCCTGAATGTCCGCTTCCCCTTTCATCCTCGCCATCCCTCACCCGCCTCACGCTAACCGGCGTCCTGCCCAGCCTGATCGTAATAACAGGAAGCCCCCTTGCGCATCCTTCGAAGTTCCTCGTTTTCGCGTTCAAGCTCGCGGATACGGGATAGGTGGCGTTCGGCCTGTACCCGGAGATCGGCGTTTTCCCGGATCAGTGTGTTGTTTTCGTCCACGGCCCTCAAATAACGGTCAAGGATATCCGTATTCCCTACTTGTCCGACGCGTCGGACATGTTTGTTTTCTTCCGTATCAATGTTTTCAATATGTTGAACAGATATGTCTTGTGTATTTTGTCCGACGCGTCGGACTTTTTCGTCTTGAGAGCAAAGCGAAGCTGCTTTGTGCATTGGCCCGACTCCTGAAAGTAGCCAGTTAGCTTCTATACCCAAACGTGCACATATTTGAGCGATCACATTTCCCTTTGGTTCACGTTCTCCGTATTCATAATTTGCCAAAGCGCGTGGGCTTACCCCTATTCGATTAGCAAATTTTTCCCTTGATTCTTTACCTCTTACAAATCTAAGGCGCGAAGCCAACGTATTTTCCATACCTTTCCGTCCGTGCAAAATAATATGACATTTTATGCATAAACGGGTTGACTAAAAACTCGAATGTGCATAAAAATATTTCCAACGAACCACGAAAAACCACAACTTCCAAAACCACCCCTACACGGAACCGTGAAAGGGCGCAAGAAAGGGAAGGGTTATGAACCAGACAAACACTCGAAGGACGGACATTCCGCTGACGCTCCGGGAAAGCGTAAAGGACGCCTTTGCCGAGCGCGGACTCAGCATTTCCGAGTGGGCGCGAAAGCACAATCTTGCCCCGCAGTACGTCTATGACCTGTTGAACGGTCGGACGAACGGGGCGCGGGGCGAATCGCACCGCGCCGCAGTACTCCTCGGCCTCAAGGAAGGCGTCATCGAAGAGCGGGCGGCGTCATGATGCACCCCGTCAGCCGGAACATGGCGAGGCTCATGCGGCGCATCAGGCGCAGGGACATGAAGATCGGAAAACTGAAACGGGAGCTTCGCAAGCTCCGGAGGAGACAACGCAAGATGGAAGAGGAACGCAAGGCCGTCATCACCGTAGCGGAAAACGGGGGGATAGACGTAGAGATCGAGTTTTTCCCTGACGCCGGACGTGTTGGCATCTGCGGAGAACTCGCCGCGATCGGATTTGGGGCCATCGTACAGGCATACGGTCGGTTTAAAGACGAAGAACAGGCCGAAGAATAAGGAGAAAATCATATGACCCATAAAGACGGCTACACGTTCTGCAACTTCTGCGGAAGCCATGAATCACGGGTGACGTTTCTGGTCGCCGGACAACGGGACACCCATATCTGCGACTGCTGCGCGTGGGACTGCGCCATGCTGATCTACGAAAAGATGAAGGACCGGTACAACGGGGAACAGACCGACACCGTTATGGAAAAGCCCCGACACCCGAATTTTCCCTGCTTTAAGGAACTCCCCGAAAACGAACAGTCCGCCTTGGAGGATGAAGATGAATAACCTCACCGCAACCACCCTCGCGGCCCATTTTCCCACCGTGGCTCCGGAAATATTTCGGACACTCGAAAACGAAAAGCCCCTCACCGCTGCAACGGTGAAGGGCCCAAAGGGGAAGAAACGAAACGGTGTTTCCGCTTGGCCTGTTACCATACTCGACACCCCGGCGCAACTCCCGCCCTTGGCGGCGAGGATCGACGGCTTGGCCTCCCAGATTGCGCGGATCATCGACGGGACCGTCAGCATGGGCGTGGAAATGCAGCTTATCATCCTCGCCTTCAACCTCGCCGCCGTCGCCGAACAGGTGGCGCACATGGAAAACAATCTGGAGGTGCCCGCATGACCGAAAAGAAGAAGCTCACGCAGCTCGGACGGGCGTTCCTGCTCATCGAGACCTTGGCCCCGCACGTCGTGACCGGACTTTCCGTAACCGATCTTTCCGTCGCCACCGGATTCTCCGCCCCCGTAGTCTGCCGGGACATGGACGCCCTCGCCGCCGAAGGCATGGCGCAAAAGCTCGAAAGCGGGCGCTGGGCGCTTACGGCAAGGCCGCTTCGGGCCTACCGGGCCTACGACATAGCCCTTCGCAACCAGCAGCAGCGGCAAGACGACTTCAAGCGCAACATCGAAACCGGAGCTTACCGGATATTGGGGTGAGCAATATGAGAGAGATTCCCGAATACCAGTGCATCAGTGAGTGGGAAATGGGCGATGATTTTTCCGATGTCGATTGGGAGGACGCCTACACGACGAAATGCCACAGCGCGCAAGGTGCTGCGGAAGACTACGCCGGGCGTGGAGAGTTTACGGACGAGGAAATCGTCGTTGTCCGCAACAAGGCTACGGGCGAAATCACCCGCTGGCGCGTCGAACCCGAAACCATATTCAACGCCTACGAAGAGGATTAGGAGCCCCCGATGAACGACACCACCGTCACCCCCGAAGAACTCCCCGTTTCCGAACAGCCCGATCCGGTAAAGGAACTTGAGGCCGTCCGCACCGGCACCGTCTCCGTTCATGCGGAAGACTACGCCCGCGATCTCGCATTTCAGCAGCAGGTGGGCCGCGTCCAAGGTTTTCAGGCTGCGGCTTCGGGGCTCAGTCTCGCCGTCATCCAGTGGTTTTCGGCCATGAAGGCCAGCGGCGAATACAAGGGCCGGAGCTTTACGGATCAGCGCGGCAACATCCACCAACCGCAGGATTTTGAAGAACTCTGCGAAGCAATGGGGGTCTCTAAGAATACTGTCTACGAATCCCTCCAAAACTACGCCACGTTCGGCGAGGAACGCCTGACGGAAATCCGCAACCTCGGCCTTACCGTGCGGGACACCCGCAAAATCCGCAAGGCCATCAAGGACGTGGACGAGGACACGAAAAAGGAAATCTTCCGGGAGCTCAAGAGTTCCACGCCGGAAGACCTTCGCGTCACCATCGACGTCATCTGCGCCCAGCACGCCAAGGCGCAGGCCGACAACAAGAAGCTCGAAAAGGAAGCCGAAAAGCTCAAGGAAAAGGTCGAAACGCTCGAAAAGGACAAGGAAGCCCAGCAAAAGGTGGCGCAGGAACGAAACGACCAGATCGCGGCGCTGAAAGAAGAGCTCATCGTGGCCACGTCTTCGGCCATTGCGGACATTGAAGTCAAAAAGATGAAGAAAAACGCCAAGAACCGGGAGATCATCGACGAAAAGTGCAGGGACGCCGTTTTCGCCGTGGCGAACCTCGCGGCGTTCGGCTCGTCGGTTCTCGCCGACGATGAAAATTCGGAAGAGACGGCGGCCTATGTCCACGAGCGGATTTCTTCCGCCGTGCGGGGCATGGCCGCGCATATCCTCTCCGCCGGGATCGACGTGGATCTTGCGGCGGAGCTTGTGCCGGACTTCGGCCCGGACTTTGGCCCGGATGCGTGCGGGGAACCGTTCCCCGAAGCGGACGATCAGGAACCAACCGACTAGGGGTTTGCCATGCCTTCCACACCTTCAACCGAACAGCTTCGCCTCATAAGCGACGCGGCCCGCGCGCTCGAAAAGGCGGACCCATGCAACGGGGATCGCGGGCGCATCGTGGCGCGGCTTGCCGAAACGCTGAATCGCTCCCTGAACACCACCTACCAATACCTCAAGAAGTACGGCGGGTGGGAGAGCGGCAAAAAGCCCCGCAAAGGCAAGGGCGAGACGTGCGTCCCCGAGGCGCTTTGCCGGAAGGTCGCGGAGAAGGCCACCCGCTCTTTCCGGGACACCGGCAAGCGGATCATGAGTATCAAGGACGCCGTGAAATATTGGGAAGCGAGCGGGGAAGGCATCATGGACCCGGAAACAGGAGAAATCACCATGCCGTCGGTTGAAACCATCAGCCGCGCCATGCGGCGCTACGGGTGCCACCCGGATCAGCTCCGGGCGGCGAGCCCGGCCGTCAGAATGCGGACGGAATACCCCAATCAGGCCTGGCAGGCCGACGCCTCGGTATGCGTTTTGTACCGCATTCCGGGGAGCGACAAGATCGGGCTCGTCAAAGAAAAGAGTTATAACGGCAAAAAGCCTGAAAACCTCTTCAAGATCAGGCAGAACCGCATCGTTCGCTATCTGGAAGTCGACCACTATTCCGGCAACTTCTACCTGCGTTACGAGCAGGCCCCCGGCGAAAGCGCGGAAGGGTTCCTTACGACCTTTATTGAGGCGATGACGGATCGGGGGCCGCAAGACCCCATGCACGGCGTCCCGGAAGTCCGCTACACGGATATGGGCTCGGGCAATACGGCCTCCCTTACGAAGTCCTTTTGCGAGCAGCTCGGCGTCCGGCTCCTGCATCATAAGGCGGGCGGAGCCAGATCCACGGGGTCGGTCGAAAGCTTCCAGAACATTGTGGAGACGCATTTTGAGAGCCGCCTGCGTTTTCTGGAGGTGCCGGACGTTGCGACGCTTCAAGCACTCGCGGATCGCTGGCGCAGGCATTTTTGCGCCACGGCGATCCTTTCCCGGACGAACAAGGCGGAGAAGGCAAGAACCCGCAATGACCTCTGGCTCTCCATAACGAAAAACCAGCTCCGCACGGTCGAACCGGACGTTTTGCGTTCCATCGCCGCATGGGGCGACGTCCGGCGTCCGGTGCGGGACGACTTCACGATCAGCGTGGACACCCGGACCCACTACGGCGTCCGGTATTACGATCTGCGCGAACTCGGCTATCACGGGCTGAAACCCCGTGAAAGCGTGTATGTCCGTCTTAACCCCTACAAGGCCCCGAACGCCATCATCCTTCTCGAAAAGCCCGACGGCGAAAAGGTCGCCTTTGAAGTGCCTCCCATGCAATTCGATACGGCGGGCTTCGACGTAAACGCCCCGGTTCTCGGAAAGGACTTTAAGGCCATGCCGAAAACGCATTCCGAGCAGATGTTTGACGAAATCAAAAAGGAAGCCTACGGCGTCCAGTCCGTGGAAGAGGCCGACAAGCTCTGGAAGGCCGGAGCGCCCACCCGTGACGCCTTTGATGTCATGGCGGACGTGAAGGAAGCGCCGGTCTACCTGAAAAAGGCCGGGACACCCCTGCCTCTTGAAGAGAAAAAGGCCGACGTGCCGCCGATGAAGCGGCTCTCCTTCGCTTTGATGATGCGCCGGGATCACCCGGACGTCTGGCGCGACGACAATACCGACGAATGCGCGGAATGGCTGCGGACCCGGTATCCCGACACCGTACCCGGAAACGAGATCGAGGCCGTGATTGAGCGGATGCGCGAGAAGTTCGCGCCGAAGCGCGCCCGGCGGCTTGAGTTCCGGCCAAATGAAGGGAGGGCGGCATGTGCCGGATAATCCCCTACGATCCAACCGTAAAAGATCTCTTTGAAGAGACGGAGCTCAGCCAGCGCGAGGCCGCCGCAAGACTCGGCGTTTCCCCGGCGCTCGTCAACCAGCTTTTGAACCGGGGAACCCTCCCGAAAACGGGCTGGGCCGGACTCAAAAAAGGGCTCGCCTCTTTGCTTGAAGAGCGCGGCGCACAGGCCGCCCTTGTCGACTATGCCCTCGGCAAACTGGAAAAACTTGCCGGGGATGAAGATACCCCCGCCGGGGATACGGCGGAAAGCGAGGAACCCATGATCTTGAAGAAGCAAACGCTCACGATGAAGACACGGCAAGCCTTCGGCATCGTCAAAAACCCCTTTGCCGATCCGCAGGACGCCGCCGACGTCTATCTTTCGCCTGAAATCCGGTATGTCCGGGAGATGATGTATGACGCCGCGACGAACGGCGGTTTCCTCGCCGTGGTGGGCGAGTCCGGTTCCGGGAAGTCCACGCTCCGGGAAGAGCTCATCGACCGCGTGAAGAACGAAAACGGCAAGACCGTCATCATCGAACCGTACACGCTGGCAATGGCCGAGAACGAATCGAACGGCAAGCCCATGCGCTCCCAGCACATCGCCGAGGCCATCATCAGCACCATCGCCCCCGGAACTTCGGTCCCGTCGTCTCCAGAAATGCGCTTTCGCAGGCTCCACCAGCTCTTGAAGAGCGCCCACGGTGCCGGGACGCATCATTGCGTCATCATCGAAGAGGCTCACGACTTGCACAGGCATACTCTGAAAAGCCTCAAGCGGTTCTGGGAATTGAAGGACGGGTTGCACCGGCTCCTTTCCATCATCCTGATCGGACAGACGGAGCTCGGGGAAAAGTTGAAGCCCGCCGACGCGGGGGTGCGCGAAGTTGTGCAGCGGTGCGACGTGCTGCATATCACCCCGATCGAAGACGTAGCGGATTTTCTCCGCTTTCGGTTTGCCCGTGCCGGGCTCGACTTCGGCAAAATGTTCGCCGAGGACGGCGTCGACGCAATCAAGGAAAGCCTCACCGTGGCGCAGGACCGTTCCGGCAATGGCGTGTACATGGGCTATCCCCTCATGATCGCCAACATGACCATCGCCGCCCTGAACCTCGCGGCAAGTGCCGGGGAAAAGCAGGTGACGGCGGATGTGGTCAGGATGGTGCGGCCGTAACCATCTTTTAGGAGCATATCATGGAAAAGCATTTCTACATTGGAGAAGGCCCCGAAGCCGACGCGCTCGTCGCCGAAGTTCTCGAAAGAGAAAAAGCGACCCATGAGGCACGAGAAGCGCTTATCTCAGAGTACGAGGCCGACGGCCTTATCCTGAGCGTATGGAACGACGGAAAGGTGACGGGACTCGCCTTCAACAGGCCGACGCACCGCCCGTACCTGAAAGGCGAAACCCGAACCTCGGGGGAAGAAGGCTACGGATACTATCCGAAACTCAGCACAAAAGAAGGGAAGCGCCTTGCCCAAAAGCTCGAAGCCGAAGAACTGACCTTTAGCGCGTCCAAGTTCATACTCGACAGGCTCCGGCTTCACAGAATCGCTACAGGCCCACACTCCGCATCCCGAACGGGGCACGCTGTGTACTACTCAGTCGCAGGCATCGCTTCCGGGAAAATCCTTGTCAAAATTCCCGGCAGTAAAAATCCTGAGCACGACGGAACCCAATCTTTCCCTTCAATTCCTTCATGGCTGCGTGAAGTGAAGGAAAGCGAATGGCTCGCCGTACAGGGGCGGTAATATGCCGTTACTTATGACACTCGCGGCGCTCTATCTCATATGGGCAATATTGGTGCATCCCGAGCAAGTCCAAGAACGCATTATTATGGAAGCCCTCAAAACATACCAAATGGAATTGCAGGCGGGCATCACCGAAAGCAAAGTATCCGGCATGATTCCCGCACAACAGGAGAAAAACAATGGCAAAACGTGTGAAACCCGTTCTGAACATCCCGGCGGTGACGACTCTGGAAGAAGCGGACGCGACACTGGCACAGATCGCGGCGAGGAAGCGGGAACTTGCTCTCCTTGAACTCGGGCTGAAAGAAGACGTCGATACCCTGAAACTCAAATGCGCCGAGACTTCCGAACCGATCAAGCAGGACATTGAAGTTCTGGAACAGGCGCTGATCCGGTTCGGGGAGTCCAAAAAATCCGAGCTGTTCGTCAAAAAGCGCTCTCGGGAGCTCACGTTCGGCATTATCGGCTTTCGGGCAAGTTCCGCCGTCAAGACCATGCGGAAAACGACATGGGAACAGGTGCTCGGCCTTATCCGCGACGCGGGGATGCCCGAGTGCATCAGGACAAAGCAGGAAGTGGATAAGGAAGCGCTCCGCCAGCTTTCCCCGGAACGCCTCGCCGCCGTGGGGTGCAGGCTCGAACAATCCGATCTCTTTTTCTACGAACTGAACGAGACGGAACTCGCGGGAGTTGAATCCGTATAATGACAAACCGGGCGGAGCAATCCGCCCGGCTCCATATATAAGGATAGAATATGCGTACCCCAACCGATCCCAAGAAGCTCATCAAGGCCCTCCAGACGGGACGCCGCAAGCTCGGCATGACTGACGAAGAGTATCGCGGGCTCCTTTCCAGCGTCACGGGCGGCCGGACGACTTCAAGCAAGGAACTTTCCGGCGAAGAACTGGTCCGGGCGTTGGCCGCACTCAGAAAAGTGGGCTTTCGCACAACGGCGGACCCGCAGCTCAGGAAGATCAAAAGCCTCTGGTATGAAATGCACGATCTCGGAATCGTCAGAAACCGGAGCGATCAGGCTATCGAGACGTACATCCGGCGCATCACGCGGGCGCAAAAAATCGAATGGTGCTCTGTGGAACAGCTCCAGCTCGTCATCGAAACCCTAAAAAACTGGGTAGACAGAATCGAGGAACCGGCGGTACGGGAGCATCTGCAACGGTTCTTCTCAGAGCAGCAGCCCGCTACGGCGGTGGTGCAGTAGGGAAAAAGATGCCTAGATTTATTTCCGTCGTATCCGGTTCTGGTATTCCGTCTATAAAGGATACACGGGACGGATCGCTCGTCTGCTGTTTCTTTGCTGATAAAAAGGAACCCGAGAAACGTCTGGCCATGATGAAGGTCTGCATGGACGCCTTGAATGCGGCGTCCGCCCGGTATGCCGGGGAAGGGGGCACTAATGGACGTACAGCGCGATGAATACAGCCACCTTCCCATTGTGGAAGGCAAGATAGGGCAAGGCGTCAAATTCGAGAGGATACGCCGGATTTCCGGCTACCTCGTCGGCACCACCGACAGATGGAACAACGCTAAGCGCGCGGAACTGCGGGACCGCGTGAATCACATCAAAATAAACGGAGAATCACATGAACAAGTATGACCTCGTAAAGCGGTTGAGGAAGGAATGCAGTCTAACGGAAGCCGAAGCGGAAAAGCTCATCAAGGCCGCGATCGACACATTCACGGAAGCGCTGGCGGAAGGGGAACGGATTTTCCTCCCCGGTTTCGGGACGTTCGCGCCCGTGGCACGGGCCGCTCGAAAAGGACGTAATCCAAAGACAGGGGAAGAACTCTCCCTTCCCGCTTGTAACGCAATCAAGTTCACGGCGGCGAAGCGGCTTAAAGACGCTATGAACCGATAAAGATACAGCTTATCCGCCAACAAAAAAGGAGGGTTGATTCCCCTCCTTTTTTGTTGCAGATTCTGCAATAGAATTACACCCCCGCCTAAAACTCTTCCCGATACTTCCCAAGTTATCTCGTTTTTTCCCACTAGTTTTCATGCCATTGATCATGATCGCCGACGGCCAGAAATCCGACGTATGGGTGGAGGACGCCTCCATCGTATCCATCCTCATCCAGCTTGAGGCGGAGAAACTCAGGCTCGGTTCCACATGGATCCAGCTTCGGAGGCGCGAAGGCGACAGCGGGCCTTCCGAAGAGGCTTTCCGGCAGGAGCTTGGCATCCCTGAGCACTATGGCGTCCTCAGCGTCGTCGCCATCGGCCACAAGAACGAACAGAAGAAACCGTATACCGATGCGGATCTCGATTTCACCAAGGTCCACTACGAAACGTTCTGAGAACACTGCTCGTGAAAAATCCGTGCCCCGCCCAGCGGGTTGCTCCCTTGCCTGAGAGGCGGGGGGGGCCGGCTGTCCCGCAGGGGTCTTGAATCCGCTTGCGCGCTATAAAAAACTTCCCATAACGAAGCCATAAAAAAAGGAGGCCCCTTCCACGGAAGGAGCCTCCTCGGTTTTGTTGCGTCAGCGGGTTAGTTGGTGCCGAACCACTTCTCGAGGATCTGCTTTTCGATGCCCTTTTCCTGAACGGCCTTGATGCCGGCGTTCAGCTTCTGGGCCAGTTCCTTATCGTTCTTGCGGAGCGCGAAACCGTAGAATTCCGGATCGCCGGTCACGAGGCCGATGTGGAACTTGTCGCGGTATTCGTC